CACTGCGTCCCCTCCGCGTTGGAATAGCTCAAGCGCCCTCGGCCCGATCTTTGCCAGAATCTCCTGCGGCGTCGCGTCCGGTGATTTCCACAGCCGATCAAAACACCACTGCTGCGAGCTGACGAAATCCACTCCGGCCTGCGTCATCCTCTGGAGGATCTCGCGAGCGGCGCGTTCGTCCGGGGCTTCCGTGGGGGCATCGACTGTAGGTAAAAGTATTTCTGGCATAAGGTCAGGGCATAATGACTTCTCGGAACTGTAGCTCGGCTACCCAGTAAATAGGGACTCCCCCGAGCGTTAGGGTTGCGGCTGATATGTCCGCGGTGAAGTTGACTGCGGCACCTCCGGGAGTGAGAGATAGCTGAAAAGTCGCCCCTGACGGTGATCTGACGTAATAAGGCACGTTGAGCAACAGTCCAGTTCCTCCAGTCAGCGCCGAGATCACTACCAGATCGTTGGCGACGGGACTGGATCCAGTGGCTGTGATAACGTCCGTTGATGCAACTCCGGTCACAGTCGAAAACGTACTGGAGCTTCCTGCTCCCGTGACCTGAACACTCAGTGATTTGTTTGCGTTGTCGGCGGCGAGCGTCACATCCCATCCCGATGCGCCCGCGCTCTCAATATCGGCCCCGATTGAGATAGTCGATCCGATCAGCGCCACCGTACCCGCTGCGTTGCGGGAAATCAAACAGCGGCGATGGAAGCATGCGGCATCAGTCCCGCCCGTCGATCTCGCGACGACGAGAAGATCCACCATACCCGTTTGATTAGGAAGCAGGCAAAAACGGGTTGCTGTCGTGATCGTTGCCCCTGCCGGATCAAGCCCGTCAAACGATAGCTCTACCTGCGTGGAGTTAACCGTTAGTCGGCGCATGACGACGGTTCCTCGCTGGGCGTCTCCGTCTGTTGAAAATCGCCCATTAGACAGGGCCGACATCCCGATTCGGTTTGCCACTGCGCGACTCCCGCCAATGCAAACAGCCCTGAGGCCGGACGCCGTGTTGTTATTTCCCCCAAGAATGGCCGACTCATTATTTGATGCGGTGTTGAACTGGCCCCCGGCTACGGCTGAATCAGGGCCCGATGCCGTGCTAGCAAATCCGCCCGCGCACACAGCCCTAAAACTGGTCGCGGAATTACTGTCGCCGGACAGACAGCCTGCTGCTTGCGCTGTCGCCCTATTGGTGACGCCGCAAACAAACGAATCAGCACCAGACGCAACAAATCCTGAATTGGCTCGCTGCATGGACAAATCCACCGCTCTTGCTCCTCTCACCACCCCGCCCGCCGTTGTGCCGTCAGGCTTCGGCCCTAAAATGAAAGCGCCCGTGCCTTTCGGGGTTATGACCACCGCGCTGCTCGCCGCCGGATCAACATTTCGGATTGCGACGTTCTGTTGGGTAGTGGCGTCGATGTCGTCGATGACGATGGATGAGCCTTGGACCGCCCCGCCTCCAGTCCCGTCCGCCCTGACAATACCGTTGTCGGTGGTGCCTGACGTGCCGCTGATTTCCCCGCCTGAGCCACTGGATGCCGCGGTTACTCGCCCCTTTTCGTCAACGGTGATGGATGCGCGGGTGTATGTCCCTGCCGTCACCCCGCTGTTTGCCAGCGTGGCCGCGAATGATCCGGTGCCGCTCCCCGTAACGTCGCCCGTCAGCGTGATAGTCTGGTCGCCCGTGTTGGTGCCGCTGCTCGTCCCCGCAACCGATGCAGCGCCAGTCACCGTCAGCGCACCGCTGCCGCCGTTTGTCAGGGTGATGCCGTTTACGCTGCTCGGCGTGATTGCCCCCAGTGTCAGCGTCAGAGCAGGCGTCGCTCCACCGGATGACGTGCCGGATACTCCGTTCGCGGTGGCGACAGAAACCGCTGTGACCGTCCCGCCACCACCACCTCCGCTGTTCGTGATGAACTCCAATCCATTCTCTGCGCTTTTGACTGCCAGAATCTTCCCGGACTGCCCTGTGTACGTAGTCGGAACATCATCCAGATCAACGAAACTCAAATCATCAATCTGCGCCTGCAACTCCCGGATCTGAGTCCCGAGCGAATCACGGGTTGTCTGCGGGATAGATGAACCATCCCAGACAAACTGACCTGTGTTCGGATCTAGTCGATATGGCATATCAGGCTTTGTAGAGGAGTAGCGTTCCGGAAGCGATAACTAGATCGTTGATGTTGCCTAACAACCAAGAGTTCGCCTTGAAGGTGATCCCGGCGAGCGATCCGCCAACGACGTTGTTCACAGAAGCGTCAGTCGTGAAATCTGCCCGCCCGGCTTCCCAAAATCGGAGCGATGTAAGGACAGTATCTGCGATGAAAAAGATTCCGCAGTAAGATCCGGCTGGCGGCGATGCGGCGGCTCCGTTGTAGATTACCGGGGCTCCGGTTTTACCCATGAACTGCGCAACTGCATTGGAGATAATTTGCGGATGATGTGCTGAGTATGGTACTGCCATGGCATTATGCTGGGTATGCGATTAGTAAACCGGAATCTAAAATAAAGGAATAAATATGACCTCGGATGATAGTTCCCGCCGGAATAACTGTAATGCTTGATATATCCCCACCGCTTTCCCCTGCTACATCAACCGAGATTTCTTGGTTTTCTTTTGCGTTGTACGTTACGCTGTTCTCATTTACATATAATGTCACAGAAAATAGCACACAGTCCTGTACGCAGTAGATTGCTGCGATTGGAAACTGAGGGTCGGGCGATCCGTAGTTGTAGATCCTCGGAGCCTTGATTTTCCCCATCGCTTGAGCCAACGCATTCGCAATGACTTGCTCGTCGTTTGCTGCGTAGGAGGCGGACATTGTAAGCGTTTCGGTTTAGAGTAGGGGTGCCAGCCAACTTGACTGACACCCCCGTTTCTAGTGAACCACCACCAGATTAGGCAGTCAACCCGAGGCCGCTCGTCACACTGATGGACGGGGCAGCGAGGACGGTTGGGTCTGGGCGACGGTGAATGATAGCCCAGCCGAACTGGGTTTTCATCGGCTTGCTGGCGAACTCCAGGATACCACGGAAGTAGCCGAACGTACCATCTGGGTTGTACTGTTCGTGGCGGATGTTGACCCAGTTAAAATCACCGATACGGGTCGTCGGATCGAAGTTCGTCCCTGCGCCGAGGCTGGTCGTGGCATTCCGCGTGAGAGCTTCCATCACTTCCGGGTGGAGGATGAAGGACATCTCGTATGGAGCCGTGTGGTACGAAGCGTTCTCAACCCATCCGGCTTGACCGTTGGTGTTGGTAACGAGCGTTCCGGTTGCGTCATCCGTCCAAGCCTTGTCGATCAGGACGGTTGTTGCAGAAGGCACACTGATAACACGGAACGAACCGCTGTACTCCTCATCCGCAGCCGAGGATGGCGTGATCGTGACGCTTGAGCCAGCGACAATACCAACCGAAGTCGTTACCGTCAGAAGCGTAGCGGTTCCGCTGGATGCCGTAGCCGCACCGGAGATCGCCGTGCTGATATTCCCGGCTTGGTACGTCCATGGGGTGACTTCGGTGAAGTCGTACACGGAGCTGTTGATTGCCAGCGTGAAGCGTGGGACTTCGTGATCCAGAACGTGCGAGAACCCACAGAGCGAACGAGTCACCCCGAGAGGCTTGAGCAGTTCGCCAGCGTTACCCCAGCGCAGATCGTTCCGAGTACCCGCCTCACGAATGAGGTAGTCGCTCGTTTCTGGCGAGGTGAGCAGCGGGAACACCGGAGCGCCATCGGACATGCCGCCGCTGTTCTTGCCTGCGCCGTTCCGGCAGAGGCGAGCGTAGATGTCGCGGAGAACGCCGCCAGTCAGGACCGAGTGCTTCGTGCTGAATCCGCCAGACGGAGCCGCGCCAGTCATGTTGAGCTGGGCGAGCGAGAACCCGGTCAAGGTCGCAAAGTCAACCGCGCCAGTAACAGAAGCGTCAGCGAGGGAGTTCAGCGAACCGGATTCAGGCGTACCGATGACAACCTTGTTGGCGCACATGCGGAAGTATTCTTCGCGAGTGCGGTACGACCAGACGCGCATACCTGCATCAAGCAAGCAATCGTACAGCATCTTCATCTGTTCCTTAAACTGGAACGAGAAAGCTGCGTCACGAACGTCAATCCGAGTGGACTCAACGGCGGTCCAAGCGAGGTTGTACTCACGCAGACGTTGCGTGACTTGGACAACAGCGGCTGGAGGAAGCCCGCGAGAGGTGCTGATGTCGGGAGGCGTATTGCCAGTAGCGGCGGACGAGAACCCATGAGCCCGGTGGTTAGACCAAGAGCCCTTACCGGAGCTGGTTCCGACAAGCGCCCGCTCGTAGTTCAGGACGCGGATCGAATCGCCCATCCCGTCAGGCCAAAGACCACGTTTCACAACGCGAGCCCAGGGAGAGACATCATAGGCGTAACGGAAAAGACCTTCACCGATCCGCCCGGACTCATTGATGAAGTTTTGTTGAATGACCGCCGAATTGGTCGTGGTCGATGGGATGGTAGTAGCAGCCATGGTGCTTGGTGTCTAGGTTTGGTTTTGGGAACGAGGTTTCTTCCTAGTATTAGGAATTGGTTGTTTTCCTCTCCTTGAGCCGGGGAAAGCACGCATCCGAAACGGACGGTTGTTTATGCTCAGGTTGGTTCCCAGTAGATTCTCGCCTTCTGGAATGGCGCACCGATACGTGTATGCGTATTTGGAAAATGTCAAATGGATCTTTGCGGGCATAAGAAAACCCGCCAGCGTCGTGAGCGCATGACGGGTTGCTGGTCTGGGTGATTGATTAGAGAATCCCTGTGGCTTCAAGGAATGACCTGCCGTCCGGTTGTCCTTTCGCGGAGCTCGACGCAGATGGAGTTCCGCCTGGGCGAGCGTTGCTGATATTTTCAATTTCCGCTTTGTACGCTGCGATTTGTTTGCGTAATTCAACAACCGTCTTGTTCATCTTTGGAAGTGCGACGGATGCGATTGCGGCCCACGCTTTTTCTTGCGTGGTCATGTCGTCGAAAGACGTAGCGCTCGCTTCTTGCTCAATCTCGCGGATCACGTTTTCCGGTGGCTTGTTTTCATGGACGAAGTTCGCTGCGACTTTTTTGATCTTTGCCATGTCTGATTCGATTGCCCTCATCTGCGCCGCCCTCAGTTCCGTCTTCTGCTTCTCCGTCATCTCGGACTCGCGCTGCGTCAGCTCCTTGTATGCCTGTTCGGCATTGGCTTCCAGTTCGGCTTTGCGGCGAGACACGTCCGTAGCGGCAGCGTCAAGGCGGGCAAGTTCGTTCTGGACAATGCGGGGCAGATGCTCAAACACATCATCGAACTTTTTGGCGCGGGACTTCATGTCCCCGTCAGCAAACGCTTCAAACAGCAGATCCTCGGAGATTTCGTACTCCTTGGCGATGTTCTGGATGCTCTCGCGGATGTGATTGATCGGCTTCTCGACCTCATTTTTCCACGCGGAAGTCTTCTCAATCTTCCAAACGTATGCCTCTTTCTCAAGCTCCTCGTACTTCTTGCGGATCTCCTCGGCTTCCTGTTTGAGTGGATCTGCATCCCGCAGCTTCTCACGCTCAGCCAGTTGTTGCTTCAGCTGCTCAACCTCCTTGGCGAGAACCTTCGCCTGTTTGGCTTCCGCCCGAAGTTCGCCCCATTTGTACGAAGCCTTTTTGTCGGCTTTGATCTCCTCTGGCGTATCGTCCGCTTCTTCCGGTTCAGCCACATCCGCTTCTGGCGTTTCCTCGTCGTCTCCGAGTAGGGCGTCTGCGCCCTTCTTTGTCTCGGTTGTGGACTTTGGTGTGGATGGCTTCAGATCCAGTGTTGGCACTGGTTCCTCGACTGGCGTTTCGACTGGCGGCGCTACTTCCTGCGGGTGGTCGAGGACGTTGTTGATGACGGAGAGGAAGTCTCCGGGGTCCGAAGACGCGATTGCTGATGGTGATTCCATTCTGGTTTTGGTGGTGGTTCTGACTAAAGTTTACTCAGCCTTATCGGTGCTGATGTGATCCCACGCGGGCGGAATCGGCACGGACTCAGGCTCTGGGATATGCACTTGGTTCAGTGCTTGGAAGACTTCTTGGACGGACTGGTGCTTGAACAGCCTGCGTGCTGCCACGATGTCATGTTCTGCTGCCCCGACTTTCGACAATGATGCTGCACTCTCAAGGAATACCAGTTCCGATATTTTGCGATACGCTTCGGAGTTCCTGATGGCATCCCACTCGTATCTGAGGTTCGCATTGGATTTGAATTCCTGTTTGAGTTCGCTGATTCGTTTGTTGATGTCCATTCGATATTACTGCATTGTTCGTGACTTAGAGAGGAGTTCTGCGGCGGTTGTCGCGTCCTTCAGCGCGGCTCCTTGTCGTGCCTTTTCCAGTTCGATCTGACGTTTGATGGCGGCATCGGCAAGCATGTTCTGGCGCTTCGCCTCTCCGGTGGCGTTCATGTTTTGGATCTTCACTTGGAACTCAATGATCTTCCGCTGCATCTCACTGTTGATGTCATCAGCTTTCTGCGCGGCTTCCGGCGATTGACCATCTTGCTGTTGGGCTGGCTGTTCCTGCGCAGCCTTGCGCTGAGCGGCTTCGATTTTCTTGGTGCCGTTCCAGATGATCTCCCCAGCTTGTTGCAACGCCTGGTTGTACTCGGCAACCTTTGTTTCCACAGTCGGATCGTTCGACAGAATCGACAAGTGACCGATGCAGTGTTCGTGGATGATAATCATCGGTTGCACCGCTTCCTCCAAGCTGAGCGCCCCGGTTTCCACATCGTTGAGAATCTGCGCGATGAACGGAATGTGGGTGTCCAGATGGACAACGTGCATGTCATTCGGCTCAACCGGAATTGGAGAACCCGAGCGCATGACGAAGTTCTGAAGTTCCGCAATTTTCTTGTCCACTGGCGGACGTTGGTCCCCTGGCATCCGTTGGATGTACCGTCCAGCAACCTCGTAGGATTTGAGAGCGCCAGCAGTTCTGTCCCGCAGGTAGTTGTGTCGCCCTGCTTCATCAAAGCTACCGACATACGGAGCGATCTCATCCAGCATTGCATTCCGCTGAACCATAGAGCCACTGCCGATTGCCCGCTCGCAGGTGACTGCGTCAAAGTCGATAACCTCCAGTGCTTCCAGCGGGAACCCGCGACGAACGAGGCGTTTGCGGAAGTCTGCTGCTTCTTTCCCGCCAGGCGTTGCGTCCGAGTATCCGACACGGCAGAGGCGACGGACTGCTTCCTGCATCATTCTCGCCCATGATGGGTAGAAGAGATTGAGTTGAGTAGCCCCAACGCGGGACAGGGTTTCGAGTTCTGCTTGGACTTGGAACCGGGTCTTCTCTTGGCTCCCACCAAAAGCGGACCCTCCTTGAAATTGCCCAGCCCGCTGGTTCATCGTCCGTTCCATGTCCGCGAGAACCGGAGTGACGTTGTTCCCAAGATTCGGTGATGCGCGTTCGACGTACTCGGCAATGTCCTTTGCTGGAAGCATTGTGTACGGCCCGAGTGTGGTATAGACGATCTTGTCGTAGGATGTCTCACTCAGCGGCTGGAGCATCACCCCGGATGACATCGCGGCGGCATCTACCAGCTTGGATCGCAGGCGATTGGAGACTTGCACCTGCGGGTAAATCTTGCGCAGGATACCCGAGATAGAGTGGTACGTCCCGTTTGTCCCGATGCCGTAGCAGAAGAACGTGAACGCATTCCGCACGTTGTCGTACTCATGGCGGCGGACATACATCCATGGATCTCGCTTCCCGTCATCCTGAATCGGCGTGTCGGAAACGAGATACATCGAAACGGACCCGTCGAACTCTTGCACCCACAAGTGAATCACCTCAACGGTTTGCGTTCTGCCTGCCGCCGTTGCTCCGAGATCGTTATTTTTGAATTGCGCCTGCAACCTTTCCCATTCCGTTTCAGACCATGCCGTCGTTGATCCAGCCGGATGATCCGCACGCAACATCGCCTGCTTCACGGCTTGAACATCCCACCCCATCTTTGCCGCCCGCTCTGGATCGCGGATCTTCTCGTAAAGCTCATGCAGTTCGTACCTGCGACGACATCCTGCAATTGTGATGCGCTCCTCCGATGCCAGTGTTTGTCGTGGAATGCAGAAATCGGACAATCCGGTCGTCTTCCAGCGCCAGTCGATTGAGTCCTCCCAGTAACCGATGCCGACTCCGAAGCAAAGCCAGTGATGGATCAGGTTCTGGTAGTTGAAGTCAAACCCTTCCCAGCGGCGGAACGTCTTCGTTACTTCCTCAGCAAGGGTCTGCTCGTACTCGCGCCGTTGCTCTTCATCCTCGAAATACTGATTCAGCAACGGGGTGCGGACAAGGTTCTCGACAGAGTTGACGAGATCAATCATCCCGCTCTTTGTGAACTCTACGATGTTTTCGGCATCGCCCCAGTTCAAATTCGTCATACTCCCCTGCCCTGTCGCCGTCAGAACTGCCTGATCGTGAGGAGGCTCACCGTCCAGCATTGCCTGTTGCCTGACTCGTTGCGCGGCAGATCCCCTGTCCGATTGAAGCATCGCCCGATACAACTCCCTGCCCGTCGATGCGTCTTTGATCCGCTCCTCTGGTGCCGGGGATTCATCATCCGGTATGTTTTCAAGGAGTAGGTCGGCGCGAGAAGAAGTCATTTCTATCGGTAGGTTTAATCCGCATCTACGTAAAGTCAAGCAATTGCAGCCCAGTCACCGCCGCCGTTGGATCTGCTTACAACATCCAGTTTACGCATTACCTCAAAGAAGTCCTTCTTCGGCAACACAGACAAGCCGCGCTCCTTTGATTGCCAGTGGAATCTCTCACGACAAGTTTCAATACAAAGCATAAGCGAGTCGGCTTTGTCGGGTGAGCGACCGATTCGCAGCTTCATCTTTGGCTTAGGCTCAACCGTCATCCGCTCGCCATCCGCTCCTTTTACCATGGAGAATCGACGAGCCTTCATCTCATGGCACAGCTCAGGATCTCTGCGCAATCCGCTCAACTGCCCACCGCGCATGAACTCAATCCCGACGCCCCAGAGTTCCGAAACGCGATTGGTGTACTTCTTTGACGACGGGGTCCGGTCGTTCGACGATACTGGACGCTCTGTTGCCCTGCCGCCGAAGTTGATGCGCAGGATCTCCTTCGACATGAACTGCGTCAATCTGTCCACCGTGCCAGCGCCGCCAGTGCTATCGACTGCCAGATTCCTGTACGACACGCCTTCTTTATCTAGGATCTTCTTCACTTCAGCGCAGATTTGATCCGTCCGAGGATTCATCTTGTCCGCCGCGTTCTCATGAATAGCGTAGAACTTCTCAAGTTGGAGGCACATCACCCCGTCGATTGTCTCGCCAAACAGACAAATGCACAGGCTCGTTTTGTCGCCGCCACTGGAGAACGACAAGTCCAGCCCCGCAATCTTTGTAGGTTCTTTCTTCCATTTAGCGGATTCCTGCATGTACGCATTAAAATCCGTGTCCGTGTAGATCGTATCCTCGGTGCCCTGAACTGGGAAGAATCCGCGATAGAAGCGGTAGAACCGGGCAGAGTTTTCTCCATGCTGCTGCCGGAACTTCTCAATTTTCTCATAAGTCAGCATGTACTTGTAGATCACCTCTTGCTCCAAGTAGTTCGGAGACTGAAGAACATCGAACCGGATAGCTTTGCCGTACTTGGTATCCCACTCCATCATGGACTCGTCCAGCGTAGCCCAGCCCTCGACGGGCTCGCACATCAGGCCGAACGGATCTTCTCTATCCTTTGGATTGCTCATCGCAATCATTTGGAACCATGGATTTGAGATCAGGTTGTCGGACGCATGGAGAACAGCAGGAGAGAGTTCGCAGAGTTCGTCCGCAATCAGGATAACCCTCTCGTTCTTCAACCCGACGAGCTTCTGGACAGCAGACGCTTCCTGCTTCTGCTCGGCAGCAACGAGACAGATGGATGCTGCATCATGCGCCACCGATCCGTCCTGCGGCTGATAGTGGATCATGTTCAGCGACGGCTTGATCTTTCCGAGTCGCTTGTACTTATCCGGCAGTTTGTTCCACAACTGCATGACGGATTTCCAGATCCGCCGCTTGGCCGCACCGATGGACGTTGAGGTGACGAGAACGAGCGTGTTCTCCGGGTCCGCAATGAAATTAACGATGGCGATGATCGCCCCGCCGAAGGACTTGGACGAGGATGAACATCCGGCGACGGCAAGGAAGTTGTGTTCGCAGGACTCTTCCAGCATCTTCTCCAGCCAAGGATTCCACTCGACGACGTTCTTGCCTCCCGAGTTCCACAGAAGGTCAATGCACTCCCGCAGATGCTCGTACTTCCCCATCCCTCCTTCCTCTGGAGTCAATCCACGGATGAACGCCGACAGCTCAATGTCCAGTCGGGTGTATCCAATTTTGCCATCCCACCATTCTCCGTAGAGTTCGTGGTAGATCCCTCCATTTTCATCCAGCCCCCATGAGTCGTAGTCGAACAGCGGTGGCTTCGGAGAAAGCCCGCCTTGTCTGTGGATGACTGGAGCAACCATGAGTTACAGGAAAAAGCGCCAGCCCGTTGAGAGAACGAACTGACGCTCCGTGATGTCGGCCACGAATTATGGAATCACAATGGAGGTAGCCACGGCGCACATTGCGTAGGCGTACCAGTTGGTGCCATCGCACCTCAGTTCGACTCGGTCGCCACGGGTTGCAGTGTTCGCGACAAAGGTGACGCTTGCAGCACCGGATGCCTCGGAGTCGGCTGCGGCAGTTGCGCTCGTAACCACAACGCCTCGGACGGTTGTGCCGCCACCGGAGATCACATAAGCAGTCGTCGGAGCAGTCCCGACAATAAACTCATACGTCACGCCAGCGGAAGTTGCGACGGCAGGAAGCGTTACCGTGATGCCAGCAGCCCGATTCAGGAAGAACACCCCGCCACTGTCAGCGGCAGTCAGCGTGGCAGTTGCAGCGGTAATGCTGGTTGGCGTTGGCGTAGTGCTTGCGATCACCCCAGTCGTAGGGAGCGTGAGCTTGGTTGGTCCGGTAGTGACGAACTCGACGGGGTTGCCCCCTGGAATAAATTGAGCGGAAAGCATGGGTCGTGGTCGGGGTTGTTTCCCGGACAGTGCATCCCCGGCGGCTGGATGTCAACGCTGAAATACGTGAATGCGGATTTGCGCCAAGAATCTGCTTGACGATTGTAGCGGCACGCCGTAAACAGCCCGCAAGTCAAAAGGGACGTTGACGGAAGCATTTCAAGATTGGTCACGAACCGATCAAGAACCTCACCGTAGCGTCCCTTGCGGTGGGGTTTTCTTTTGTTGGTTCTGGTTAAGCCAAGAGGCAAACGAAAATCCAAGTCATTCGGCAGACATACTACCCGCGCCGAACGGGAATCTTCCGGCGAGGCTACTGCTGCCCTACTTGGAAAATCTCCCCCACGGGACTGCCGCCAGCCCGTGTAGGAGAACGCGGGAAACTAAAACGCTTCCGATTACGGAAGAGGGCGCTGTGCGCATCCTGGGTTTGGAGGTCATGATTGTCGTGGCCAAGAGTTCCCCAGCCGCGTGATTTGACAAATCCCACCTCAGCACCTGATGCGACGGTGACGACGCTATGCGGACGTTATCTCTTCAGCTTGTCTCCTACTGCAAAACAGAAGGCGGCAGCTTTCGCTCAGGCTCCTCCACTTTCGGATCTCATCTCTTCTCCGAACAAGCCATTAGTACGTTCTCTTGTATGTGAAATATACCGAACAAGTTACAACATCACCAGAAATGAGTCAGTCGAAAGTATTCATAAAACACCTGCCGAAAACCGCGATTCCACTGCAAATGGATCTGATCCGCGAGTCTTTTGACGTAGATCCGACCAGTAAGACATGGCTCCGCTGGAAGATCAGGCCGAGGCATCACTTCCGGAATCAACGTGGATGGAATATCTTCAATGCGATGTATGGAGGAAAGGAAGCTGGATCTACAGTGAATGTCGGATACGAAAAAACATACTACCGGGTGCGCGTAGGTGCGCATGAATACACATGCCACCGAATTATCTTTGCGCTGAAAACCGGGTCAGACCCAGGGGGTTCGCAAATAGACCACGCGGACGGCGATAGCTTAAACAACAACCCAGCGAATCTTAGGCTGGCAACCCCGACCGAGAACGGGAGAAATCGCGGGAAAAACAAGAACAACACCAGCGGCTGCAAGGGTGTTACGCGAATCAAGAATCGCGGGAAATGGGAAGCAAAGATCCAGATCGGCGGGCGAACGCTGCACCTCGGGTACTTTGAAGAGATCACGGATGCTGCTGCTGCCTACGATAGAGCGGCCCGCGAGCATCACGGAGAGTTCTACTGTCCTTCGTAAGAATACGTTCTTCCGTATTTGAAATAAACAGAACAAGCATAAACTGCACGATATATGAACTCAGTAAAGTACGAGGAAATTCTTCCACCGATGGATCAAGAAGAAATCAAATTCAAGTCAGCGCAGCTTGCTGTGTTTTACGCAGCAAAAGCGGACGGGAAGGCGTTGCAGATATTTACAGACGAATCATGGCGACCAGTCGATGACCGCAATGCGCCAACCATGAGAAGCAACCTTTCTAGATGGCGCGTGAAGCCAGATCCTCGCCGGGAGTGGCAAATCGAACACACGATGTCGCGGACCAACTCGCAAGATACAGCGAACCAGTGGATGGCGCAGGGTTACACCGTCATCGAATGGGTGGAGGTTCTGCCATAAGCAGCACTACGGCATTGCGTATTCGGAATAAACGCAAGACTGCACTACATTTCACAAACCAACAACAAACTGTAAATGAACGAACCAATCCATATTCTCAGCCTCGGCGCAAGTGTCCAGTCATCCACTCTTGCGATCATGGCGGCGCGAGGGGAAGTTCCGGGATACCCGAAGCTGTCCGCTGCGATTTTTGCCGATACACAGGACGAACCCGCCAGCGTGTACGTTTGGCTTGATTGGCTTGAAGCAGAGATCCAGCGCAGTCCGTTTCCGTTCCCGGTTTACCGAGTTACAAACGGACGGTTGAGTGAACGAGCCGTCAAGATGAACAAGTCAGCTACTGGTGAAATGTACAGCAAAACGGACATTCCATTCCACACACTTTCAGAAAACGGAGATGTGGGGTTGATTCGCGGGCGGGCCTGCACGGCGGACTTTAAGATTAAACCGATCCTGAAAAAAGCTCGCGAGCTTGCCGGAATTAAGCGAGGACAGAAAACCGTCGGCGTGATTCAATGGATCGGAATCTCACTTGATGAGGTTCACCGGATGAAGCCATCCCGCGATCCGTGGGCAAAATGCGTTTGGCCGTTGGTTGATGCAGGGATGAGGCGCGGAGATTGCATTGAGTGGATGAGGCGCAATGGCTACCCAAAGCCACCACGCTCATCATGCGTATTTTGCCCATACCATTCAAATCACGAATGGCGCAGGCTCAAAACTGAGGAGCCGAAAGCGTTTGCCGATGCGGTGGCGTTTGAAAAAGCAGCGCAGAAAGCAAAACTGGAGTCTTACAATTTTCGCAGCGTCCCCTACCTCCACAAATCCTGCAAACCACTTGAGGAAGTGGACTTTTCCAGTGAGGAGGACCGAGGTCAGATGTCTTTGTTTGGGAATGAATGTACGGGCATGTGCGGGGTGTGACACCGTAATTGCGTATTTGAACTCAACTAAACAAGGCTGTATTGCTGAACATGAGCAAAACAAACACGCTACCGAAGATTGAGAACGACATCCCAGCGCCGACAGACAGAACCCGTGGAAACAAGTACGCGGAACTGCTGCGATCCATGAAGAAAGGTGATTCCGTGCTGGTTGAGACAAAGTTCGGGCGGAATCTCCGTTCAGTGGCATGGCATCAAAAGATCAAGGTCGCCACCCGCAAGGTGTCCGAAACCGAAATGCGAGTCTGGAGGATTGCATGAGCATTAAACAACTCACGCAGGATTGGCTGTGGGATGCGCAGGTTCGTCGAGACGGTCAGTGGCGATCTATTAACGAGACACCATTTGAATCCTATATCGACGCCGAAGAGGTAATCAACATCGCAGCCAAAAGCGCAACAAAAGCAAAAGCATTCAGAATTATTCCAGTGCTGCCATGAAATCAGTTCAGATTTGTCTAAAGGCAGGGGATGAGCCATACGAACTGCAAGGCGATGTGTGTGGAGATGAAACCTGCAACAAATGTGGGCAATCAATCTGGGCTGCGGATTTTGGCAAAACACACAGAAACGGATACAAATCCGACCGCAATCAAAATGCAAGACTGCACCCAAATGTCGTTCATTTGAAAACGCTTTGCACTGGATGTAGTAAGCCAATTAACTGCTATTGGCCTCAGCAGATGACATTCGCAGGGAGTCCATGTTCCCCGCAAGAATACATGGCAAAAACACTTCAGTCGAAGAGTGTCGGAATTTACTGCGATGACTGCATGGAGAGTATGCCGGATGTAAAACTGGAGGATCTTCGCTTTGAATCATGAAACACACGTACAGCATCGAAACCTTATTTGGCGACAAGTGGATGCCGATCATCAAAGGGGAGTATCTGCAATACTGCCTCGGCTGGCTGGATCGCGCACAGGATCAGTCGCCGCGCCCTGCGTATCGGCTTGTCCGATCTGACGGGAAAGTACAGAAGCTGCTGACGGGGCGCGAGGATGTCTCCATCGGACAGGTTGCCGGATTCCCAACGGCTGAGCAGTACGAGGCGGCGGCGCAGAGGGCGCTGGAAAAGGCGGCGGTGATCCGAAAAATTCATCAGGTGTGGCCGAAACAGGATGAGGGAGGGAGGAGTCATGAAACCAGTCCGACTTAAGCCAACGCTGGAGAACCTTGCGCTCGCCGTGGATCTGTTCTGCGCCAGCATTGAAACGGGCACTCTGCCGAGCATTGACTCGCCGTGTCACCACATGGCCCGTTGGTTGGTGGATGACTCCGGGATGAAGACGAGCCGGAAGAGGACGAGGCTGAAGCACAGGAAGCCGAAAGAATACACAAAACCATGAAACAAAAAAGCAGACGCAAAGACCTGACGCAGATTGACCCAGCCAGCGTAGTCGGAGACATCCGCCAGATGCTGAAGTTCTTCCGGCTGAGCCGAGGGCGGGCGAAGTTCCCGCTGACTCAGAACGAGATGGCGAAGCTGATGGAGGCGAATGACGATCTGGTGCGCAAGATTGAGAACGGAGGCGAAGTCCATGCGCGGCACCTGCGCAGGTACTGGATCGCCCTCGGCTTTCGATTTGAGCAGTTGATCGAACGGTCGGACGGGTGGACTATATCGGATGAATTGTTCTTCAGGATCGTCAACAAGCGAGGACTCGTCGCAGAGCCCGTCATCCGGAACGTCGGCAAAAGGCTTTTATCGGCCCATGCGGCCTAAGTATGACGAGCTGTACACGCCGGAAGGTTGGTGCGCCCGGTGCTGGCATCGCAGAGGCAGGGCGCTGGCGAAGGGGAAGTGCAGGTGTGTCACGGGTCCATGAGGCGGACGAAGAAACGCGCCATCTTGCGATCTCGTTGTTTTTGAAAGCAACCCTCCCCGTCACGACTGCCAGATTGTCCGGTGTTATATTCGATAGTTGATATAATGTTGCCAACATCATTTGTTACAACGCCAACATGTGACATATCAAAAACCATCATATCACCCACGCGAAGACGCTGGCGAGGTTTCCGTTCATCTGCATCCTTTTTGTCGTTGATGATATAGACCTGTCTGTTTGCCTCAAAGGTTTGTGCTTGGACACTGGACGGTGACGGTTTGTAGTTCGGGTTTGCTCGTAAGGATTTTTCTTTAGCAAAAGATGAAATCTTTCCCTGCGCCCAGTCACCCCAGCCGAAGGCGGCGGCAGTTTTGCACCGCCAACGCTCAGCCATATCTGGAGTCAAGCCAAGAGCCGCCAAGACTTCTTTGTCTCTCAACCACTCCCGCATGCAATAAGCCATACCGGAACTACAGTACGGCTGACGATCTTGATGGCCGTTCGGATAGTCAGTAGCACTCCACAGCTTTTGAACCCACGGGGCGCGATTTCTGCTGATCTCAACCCTCCCGACATCACGCTTGGCGATGTCAACAAGTCTCTGGCGTAGGTGTAGGGTACTCATAATTCAATTATCCGCATTCCCTGGCGCAAGCATCTCCCGTGGCGGCAGCATCTCATCGACGATCTGCTGGACGCTGGCGATCACGTTTTCGTCATCCGTCATCTGCTCCACGACTTCGACTCCGGTCTTGCGGAACAGGTCGTATGCCAGCACCGAGGCTTGGCCGATCCGCTTCAAGGCGAAGTTCAGGTAGTCCTCACCCGGCATTTCAGCGGCGCAGCTTGGAAGGACGCAGAGCGAGATCCCTTCTTCGTCCGACTCGCTCTCCACATCCGGGAGTCCAGAGATTGCAATGACGAAGACAGAGTGCCCGAGGTCCGCCATCTGCTTGACGTATGCCTGAGAAAGATCGTTTGCCGATAGAATCATCCGAATGAATACGCGACCACGTAGATTTTGCAAACACGCGATTGCGTATTTGTCCAGCCAGCCGTGTGCGATAAAATGAAGAATATGAACTACGACGGATACTGCGATCAACCCGGCGCTCTCGTTGATTGCGACTGCGATGCCTGCCTTGGGTATGTCTGGAAGTGCCCAGACTGCGGCGCTGGACATCAGCAGGATCTTCCTGAATGCGAGGAGTGTGACTGGGTTTCGCCTGAACATGCCGAGCAAGCCATGCGCGACTACCTGATCGGCGGTCAGTTTGAAACGGCAGCAAACTGCTGGCTCCACACAAAATACGCGAACACGGCGCTTGAAACAAAGTTGACCGAGATTAACAAGACGGGCGGCGATGTGCTGATGTGCCATCTCAAAGAAGTGGCCAAGCTCGCATTTGTCGCAGCACTTGAAGAAAACAAATGAATAAACACCCCAATTCAATCAACCTCGCCTGCGGTCGCGTTGTCCATGTGGACGCGTTCTCGGTTGAGCCAACCTATGGCGGAATGCTGGCTGGAGTTCCGGACAAGGAGCTGAACGACGAGATCATTGCCGCCGCGCTACTGAGCGAAGAGTGGGGTGAGCGCAAAACGCATCTAGTTGAACCTGTGGTTATTACCGGAAAATGCGGCGCTCCGCTCCTTCCGGAGTGGACCTGCAAGGCATGGCTTGTCTGCCACGACCCCGTCGAAAATGGAGATGGCTCTGAGTTGGTTGTTGTCTGGTTTGCGTATGCGGTTTTCGACCACCCTCTGAATGCCGTAGTCGCAAACGCTGCAATCGACTTGCCTTGGGACGAACTTGCTGAAGACTTTGAACTATGAAAACCATAATCCTCTCAATCATTGCAGCAGGAGCTACTGCCGTCGTCATCGCCCCTGAGTTTGATCGCCAGAGGGGTAAAGACAAAAGCAAGGACAAGTCCAAGGAGTCCCGCGAAGAATCCAGCAAGGAAACTCGGAAGACGACTGCCGGGACGTACTGGAGCGAAGACACTCGACCGATGCCCGTCCCAGAGCCAAGTTCACCAATCGTCATCCTCGCTTTGGCTGGGGCCGCAGTCCTGATGCGTCGTAGTTTTTAATCCGATCACCTAATACAGACACCATGAAAACCATCGTCATCCTAATCGCATTAATTTCTTCCTCGCACGCCCGACTCTCATTCCTTGGCAGGAACGGCCCTGACGGGGTGTGCCGACTTGAGAACGGCGTGCTGCAATGCTATCCGCAGCAGCATTCAGTGCCAGAGCCATCGTCTCCAATCGTCCTACTGACTGCGGCAGGCGCGGTCCTTCTGATGAGGCGCAAACGGAACTGAACCATGGAACCAGACACATTAGATCAATCTCTCTGTGGCGACGGAACGGTGGAGGAATCCGGAATGACTCTGCCTTCTGCTGCCGCTGGGGTTTTCGACGACGACCTCGACGATGTCCCGCTCGGGCAAGCATGCAGTCTCGAAAATCCTGATTGTGAATCGTGTAGCTAAACATGCCTGCGTACAAGCAACTTCAAATGGATGTAATTGCCGAAGCTGTATGCATTGATTCGTCAAGCGCAACTGGGCTACGGTGGCTGGAAAGACCAATGCACCATTTTTCTGGAAAACGAGCGTGGAGCATAGCCAAAAGACGTAATTTCGGGAAAGATGCAGGCACTTTAATGAGGTCAAAGGTTTCGTATTACACAGTCACAATCAAGCAAGTCCGGTATTTGGCTCACAGGGTAGTGTACGCGCTTCATTACGGAGTAGATCCCGGAGATATGCAGATTGACCATATCAATGGAAATGGTCTTGACAATCGCATTGAAAATTTGCGGCTGGCTACGAACTCTCAGAATTCAATGAACAGAAGGATGCAGAAAAACAACTCCAGTGGAATGAGGGGTGTTTTTTGGAATCAAAGAAGAAAAGCATGGATGGCATATATTAAGATCAATAAAAAACAGAAAATAATCGGCTACTTCAAGACAATACACGAAGCCTGTTGCGCATACGAATCAGAAGCTGCAATCCTGTTTGGAGAATTTAAGAGAAAACCAGCAGCACAATGAATGGCAAAACGATCAAATCGGCAATCATGAGGAAATGGGATTGGTTCATCTACCGTCGCGCCTGCTCGTCTTTGCGCAGAATGGCAACCACTGATGCGGGCATGGCCTATCTTATGGAGTTAAACCTCCGGGATTGGAATAAGAACAGCGGGATCTCACCATCCCTCAAGGCCGCGACTGAGGCGTTTCATGAGTCGATGAAGAACCACCGGAAGTAATTTGTGTTGCACCCATAAGCCGTCAAGAGTGGAGAGCTATTTCGCGAAAGCGAGGGATTCATAGGGTTCATGCCGCAGGACTTGCTCAATCAACGGAGCGGCACCAATTTCCAGAAACATGAAGCGAAATCAACAACCAGAAGTATTCCGGCCTAAGTCCGGGATCGAACTTATGCACGCGATCTCCGAGAACCGCCCCTGCGAGTTTGAAGGGAATGGCGCAGTCAGGGCTGTCGCATACCTGAAAGCCCGCGTGGAGGGAGACTGCGTAGTGTCGGATTCTGACAAGGAAGGCTGGAAGATCGTCACCCCAACGCAGGTAATCGCATCGAACTGCCGTCGCTGGCTGAGGAATCAAAAGGCATGAATGCAGAACTCCGACTCGTCTACCTCGTCAACGCGATCACCGATGCGCTCCGGGAGATGGAGAAGCGCCCCGATGACTCAGTCCAAGACATCTGGAACGAGAAACTGAAAGACTGGTGTACCAGATTCAAGATGGATCACAACTACCGCATTGATCCTGTGGAATGAACATCCTCGAAAGAGAAACCGATGCATGGTTTGCCTGTGCCGGACACTCTCAATCAAAAGCAAATAAACCGCACTTACGTATTGGACGCGCTCGTCCAGTGGGCGAAAGTATATTGCAAAAAATGACAACGATCTACCTCGCCCAGATGAAGTGGTCCGGAGGCGAAGAACCAATCTGCGCCGGGACCAATAAGAAGGAAGTCGCCAGAGAAGCACTGCGAATCCTCAAGCTCGTCCATGGAACGGGACCAGTCAGCAGGGGAATGGCAATGTGTTCCGTCCCGATCACCGCAGACGACATCGAAATCATCCAAGTTCCGTTTATCCAGACAAAGAAATGAACACCCTTCCCAACGACATAGCTAGGTGCAGAGGATTCGGCAGCGACGAGGAAGGATGGCGTGAAGGATGCGAGAATTGCCTGCGAAGGACTGCGCCGAGGAATGGCATCGGTCCATGGATTGCGCCGCCGCCGATTATTGCGTTCTGGTGCGAGTATCACATTGAGCCAGATCAAGAAGACGATTAAAACCAAATGACGATTGAAAAGATTCCGCCAATGCTTTTGCCGCACATCACCGAGCAAGACGGCAGGCTCTACTTCCGGCGGGACTTCTGGTCATGCGGGCCACAGTTGCAACAGGCGGAACTGGACGACACCAACGAATTCCTCGGTTTGCTTGGCCTGAAGCTGGATGAGCCACAGCTTGAGCATGACTGCTTGACTGGATATATTGAAGAACTGAAACAATGAACACACACGAAAAACCACACAAGCCACTCGGCAAGAAAGCATACGGCAGCATTCCGCATCTACCGGGCTCTCGCAGGGGTCCGGCAGACAAAGGTCTGTCCGATCAGCAAGCCAGCCTC